TCCTCGTGGGGTTCTGTTTGAACATATTATTGGAGGTGATTCAAGTGATGGTGTGCCTAATATGCTTAGTGACGATGATACTTTTGTTACGGACGGTAAGCGACAGGTCCGAATGACGCAAAAGCGAATTGATCAACTAAAAAAAGATTCGGAGAACTCTTCATTTTTTGAGGATCCTAAATACATCCGGAACAGTACTCTTATTGACATGAATAACATTCCACAAGATCTTCAAGACAAGATCCTAGAAACTTATCAATCACAGCAAGGAAAGGGCAGAGAAAAGCTGCTCCAATATTTTATGGACCATAAACTTAAGACTCTTATGCCAAATCTAGAGGAATTTTGATGTACACTCCTGAACCGGAATCTGAATACGAGCGTTGGAAGCGTGAACAAAAAGAACGAAAGCAAAAACGAAAGAAGCGTCCACGCAAGCCAAACCAACAACAATGGCTGAACGATTTAAAGCACGGTCACTCATCCGATGATGGTGACTTTGAAAATTTTGAACGATTTGAACGATAAAAGGAATTTTATATTATGACAAAAGCAACAACAACAATTTCTAAGGACACCCTGAACATTCTTAAGAATTTCAGTGGTATTAACTCTAATCTGTATGTAAAGGCGGGATCAAAGATCACAACCATGTCTCCCACCAAGAATATTATGGCGGAAGTCGAGATTGAAGAGTCTTTTGATACTGAGTTTGGTATCTGGGATCTTAACAAGCTGCTGGGTGTAGTTTCTCTGTTCCAAGATCCAGAGTTTATTTTTGATGACAAGTACATGACCATTACCGGAGCAAGTGGTTCTAAGGTTAAGTATTTTTATTCAGATCCCAAGCTGCTGTCTTATCCAACCAAGAGCATCAAGAAGATTGATGCTGTGGTTGAATTTGATCTAACCAGTGATGATTTCCGCGAACTGTCTCGTGCAGGTGCGGTTCTACAAAACCCAGATCTATGCTTCGTATCTGATGATGATGCTGTTCTTGCAGTGGTTAAGGATCTTAAGGATCCAACCTGCAACGTGTTCTCTATTCGTGTTGGAGACAACAAGGATCAAGCAGACTTCTCATTCAACTTCAAATTAGAGAACATGAAGATGTTTGACGGCGATTATCATGTAGCCCTGTCCAAGAATGTGATTGGTCAGTTTACTCACGCCAGTCGTTCTCTAACTTACTGGGTTGCTATGGACGCAACCAGCACTTACAAGGAATAAAATGCTAACATCAAACAATTCAGTTGGTCTGCTGGTAGAAAAGTATCGTCCAGCAATCATTGATGATTGTGTTCTGCCTAAGAGTCTTAAGGATACTTTTAACAGTATTGTTGAATCCGGGGAATGTCCTAATCTGCTGCTAGCAGGCAAGCCAGGTATGGGCAAGACTACGGTTGCTCGTGCTCTCTGTGCTCAATTGGGTGCAGATTATATCCTGATCAACTGTTCGGAAGACGGTAATATCGATACTCTGCGAACCAAGATCAGGCAGTTTGCCAGCACGGTTTCTTTGTCTGAAGATGCCAAGCAAAAGATTGTAATCCTAGACGAGTTTGATTACTCTAACGCTCAAAGTATTCAGCCAGCCCTCCGTGGAGCAATCGAGGAGTTTGCCAAAACTTGTCGGTTTATCTTAACCTGTAATTATAAAAATCGAATTATTGAACCGATTCATTCTCGTTGTACAGTTATTGACTTTAACTTCCCAACCAAGGAACGTCCAGAACTGGCCAAGCAGTTCCTGGACCGTTGCCAAGGCATTCTAGAAGAAGAAGGCATTGAATACGACAACAAGGTGCTGTCCAAGGTTGTGGTTAAGTATTTTCCGGATTTTAGGCGAACTCTGAATGAACTTCAACGTTACTCTGCGGCAGGCACTATTGATATTGGAATTTTAAGTACTGCTGGCGAACTGAATGTCAAGGAGCTTATGGGGTTCTTGAAGGCAAAGAACTTTACAGAGATCCGTAAATGGGTAGCCAACAATCTAGACAATAGCCCCCAAGACATCTTCAGGAAGGTCTACGATGGCTTATACGAGTTCCTAGAGCCTGCTAGCATCCCTCAAGCGGTGGTTATCATTGGCGAATATCAGTACAAGACTGCTTTTGTGGCTGATCAAGAGATTAATTTATGTGCATTTATGGTGGAACTAATGATGAATTGTGGATTTAAAGAATGAAGCCGTTTGACTTCTTAAATTCCATAAATCAAACCAAAATTTCTTTGATGGATGAAGATCCTGGTTGCGAACGAGAATATATTTCATTTCTTGCTAATCGAGGTCTTTCTTACTTCTCAGACACCATCTTTTTAGCCAACGAGATGAACCGTCTGTCCGGTCTGGACAAGAAGATGCAGTTTGACTTTCTACGTATATCAGTTCGACCACGTAAGAGATTCAGCAAGTGGATCAAAGACGAGTCCAATGACCGTATAGACGCTTTAAAGACCTTATACGGATACTCTCACACCAAGGCTAAACAAGTAGTAGACCTGATCAAACAAGAAGATTGGAATGAAATATTTGCTATTTTAGACCAAGGTGGCACAAATACTAAAAATCCTAAATAATTCCGTATTATTAAATTTTTAATGAAAGCGGAATATAATGGAACCCGAAGATATTTTTGATGGCCTTGGAGTTGAAATTAAACTAAAATCTAAAGACGATTTTCTCAAGGTTAAGGAGACGCTTACCCGAATGGGTGTGTCGTCCAAGAAAGAAAAAAAGCTGTATCAAAGTTGTCATATCCTACACAAACGTGGCCGATACGCCATCATGCATTTCAAAGAGATGCTTGATCTAGATGGACTAGAAACAGATATAGACGACACAGATCTTGGCCGACGTAACATGATTGTAAAGCTTTTGGTAGAATGGGGTCTGGTAGAAGCTGTAGATCCAGACGAGTACAAAGAACCAATTATTTCTTTGGCTCAACTAAAAATTATTCCCCATAAAGAAAAGAAAGAATGGCAATTAGTGCCTAAATACCATATAGGAAACTCTTAATTATGCAAACCGAAGTGATTTCTTTTTATAGTGATATAGACAGTAAAACTTATTACAGCGACCACGCAAAACGATTAACACAACAGTTAACTCGTTTTAATGTGCCTCATGATATACGCGAAAAGCCATCGCTAGGAACGTATCAAAAGAACTGTTTAAGTAAACCTGCGTTTATCTACCAATTATTAGTAGAAAAACAAAAACCGATTGTATGGTTAGATATCGATTCTGATGTTCGTAAATCGCTCAACGTTTTTGATCAGTTTGAAGGAAATGCTGATGTGGTTGTTTCGTGCGCCACTAATAAATTACACGCAGCCAAAGCGTCTCCAATTTATATTGCATTTAATTCTAAAACATTAGATTTTTTACAACACTGGATGTTTATGGCTCGTCAAATGATGAATACCGGTCAGTGGTTCGATCACGAAGCTCTTATAGGAATTCTTCATACTTTTTATCAACAAGAAGGATTTAGAATGAAATTTATTGGGCCAGAATACTGTGTTTGGCCGGGTAACGAAAATGAAAATTCAGTTATAGTGATGGGCTTGGCTGATGTTGATTCTAAAAAAGAAGCCCTAAAAAATTTAGGAATGAATGAGGATTTAATAGCATGGCAGAGTCCAGGTACAAAGTAAGAGGAATTGGATTACCGTTTGAAGCTCAATATTCATCTTGCTCAAACATAAAACCACAAAAATTTGATTGGTGTTTAGATTCTGGAGATTATAATATACATGTTGATCAGGGATTATTATTTCAACCAGATAATTTAATACCAAAAAATAAAAGATACGGTTGGATTTGTGAATCTAGAAATATTGTTCCTAATGTATATAATTTTTTGATACACAATCATAAAGTTCTTTTTGAAAATTTTTATACTGCAATTTACACATGCGATCAATCTTTATTAGATTTAGATTCTCGTTTTAAATATTGCCCAAATGGAAGTAATTATCCTTGGATAAGAAAAGCAGAATGGGGAATATATGAAAAAACAAAAATATGTTCTATGTTTGCTTCTCCTAAAGTATTTACAGAAGGACATGTGTATCGTCATAAGGTAGCTAAAATGGCTATTGATAAAGGATTTGATGTATTTGGAGGAGCACACGGAACTACAAGAACAGTAATAGATCCAATGAATCCTTGGAATACAAAGTTAGAAGGTATTGGTTATTATATGTTTAGTATAATTATAGAAAATGGTAATTATGATACGTATTATACAGAAAAAATAACAGACTGTTTTGCTACTGGAACTATACCAATATATTGGGGAACAAAAAACCTACCAAGCCAATTTGATCGAGACGGTATAATATGGCTAGAAGAAGGCAAAGAAAACGAGATATTAAATTCTTTAAATGAAGATGTATATAAACAAAAACTTAAAGCAATCAAAAACAATTTAATTGCTTTATCGTCTCTAGAAATAGCAGACGATTGTTTGTTTGGAGAAATTACTAAATGATAACTTTTTCTTTTATAGGAAATTACGGTCGTTTAGGTAATCAGATGTTTCAGTATGCTGGAATAGTTGGAATTGCTAAAAAGAATGGTTATGATTACTGTTTTCCATTAAAAAATACACAAATACCAAATTGGTTTAATATAACAGCAAAAGACGCGCTTTATCAGTGCCAGCGAGCACATTTAGAAAAGTTTGGGTTTGAACCAGCAGTATTTCAGTTACCAGACAATATAGATTATTCTGGTTATTTTCAAAGTGAAAAATACTTTCAACATTGTTCTGATTTTATTAAAAATGAATTTACTTTTAAAAATAATATAAAAGAAAAAGTAGATAATTGGTTTAAAAATAAAGAATATGTTTCCGTCCATATCAGACGAGGCGATTATT